GTCTTTCTCTGTAGTGCGTTGCCATACAGGACGTAAATAATGGAAATTGGTATAGCCTGCTTGAAGTGTTCCTACAAATGCCGCTGCTTTAACACGAGCATCTAAATCTTCTTGAGACTCAATGTCTGAAACATTTACCTCACATAAATTACAAAATTGGAATGGACGAAGTGCAATTTCACAACATGGATTAGTTCCCCAATCTTTATCGTTTGATAAATAAATACCTGGCTCTCCTGCTCCTGAAGCTTTGATCTTTTCCCATAAAGACATAAAGAACTCTTGAGTTACTTTGTTTCTTAAAAGAACTGCTGAGTTATTTGCTCTACCTCTTTGCGGGTTTAACTCCCACCATGGTCCTGATTTGCAAGATATCATTTCATTATCGTCTGCGCTGAATAAAGAAATCAATGCTGCACGACGAATACCACCTGCTAATACTGCATCTGCAATATGACACACAATATCATGCACTTCAATTGGTGATAATTTTTCATTATCTATTTTAGTATCTAAGATACCTTGAATTTTTACTAAACACTCTTTTAATGGTTGAGGTCCGGGTGCTTTACCACCTGAAGTTACTAACATTGCTCCTTTTTGACGAATGTCTGAAAAGTCAAAGTTAATAGATGCTCCTCCATGAAAATAAGATTTCATTAACATCTTAATTGCATCTGCCCAACCTTCAATAGAGTCTCCTATTAAAAATCTTCTATTCCTTTTTGCATCTGGTTTTCTAATTTCAGGTAATGCATCTACGTGATGTTTTTGTACTGAATACCCTACTCCTGTGCCACCTAGTAATAAAAACATTACTTCTCCAAATGCTCTCCAATCGTCAATAGGTAAATAAGCACAATTGTAAATTCTGTTTGGAGAAATTTCAATAGGCTTACCACCAAATTGCAAACTGCGCATTGAAGGTAATATTTTTTTATCATAAACGAATTTATACGTCTCTTCAATCTCTGCCTCTAAATGCGGATACTTCTTGATGTGCATTTCCTTGTTACGGGTAACTAGCTCTTCCCAAGTTTCTCGACGCTGCAGCTCTGGGCGAAAGCGTGCATACTTCATATGGACGGTAATGTCCGATAAAATTTCGTTTGATAATTCCATAATTGATTTGTTGTTTTAGTTAGACTCTTTCCTCCGGGTTATATAACTATTGGTTACCCTAAAGAATCTCCCTGGACTTCTTTATATTTTTGTAATAAACTTTTCCTTAATAATTCTTCACCTGTTTGCATTTGTTTATTAGTATCTTTTCCTTGTACAGAGGTTTCTTCATAGATATGAATTTGTCCATTACTCATATTCATTTTACTTGGAAGTGTAAGTCCGTCAGGTCCGAAACGATTCTTGATAATATGCCATCTACCAGTGCCTGCTATCTTATCTGTTACCTTTCTAGATAGTGATAATACAAAGTCTGCAATCATTACTTTAGAATATGACTCTGATATTTTGTCAGCTTCAATTACATCTTGCTCTAATGCACTTCTATTTGCTTGCGATGCTGTGTATAAAGGAACTTCATACTCTCCTGCTATACCACGCAAGTCTTCATAGATAGATTCTAACTCATGACGCATTTCTTTTCTAGCTACTGCTCCTCTTAATAAATCTGCATAATCGACAATGAGTAAATCTGGTTTTTTACCTACCATAATCATTTTCTCTATATGAGATCTAATAGTCGAGCACGATGCTGTTTTAGTTGGCCAATATTTAATAACTAAATTACCTTTTAATTTAGATACCATATTAGCAATCTCGTCTTGATTATATTTTAAATTCTGTGCTGCTATACCTGTTAATACAGCATCATAACGCTGACCTACATAACCTTCATTTAACTCTAATGTATAATGAACTACATTTAATCCTTGCTTAACTGCATGAGCTCCTACGTTAATAAGACCCCAAGATTTACCAATACCAGCAGGTGCTACAAAGACAACTAACTCTCCTTTACCAAACCCACCGTCTGACAAATCGTTAATAATTGGCCATGGAGTTTGAATAGTGGATCTTATATTGTCTAAGTATCGAGCTTCAACTGACTCATTATATTCATGACCAACTTCTTTATCTGCTCCTGCTTTCATAGCCGCATCAATAGTAGCTTTAATAGAATCATATTGACCTCTGCGAAGAAGTTCAACTGAATCTAAAATAGCTCTTTTAATGCATTGATTTTTACAAAAGTCTACTGTTTGTTCTTTTACGAAATCTAAATCTTCAGATTCTAAATATCGATAAGAGTCTTTAAGAGATTCAATAATTGAAGTCTTAACTACTTCTCTATCAACATCTTGAACTTTAATTTTAAATACATCTAACGTTGGAGCTGTCTTATATTCATTGAAATACTTTACCGTAGTTTCAACTATCCATTGATTTGCTTCTGATTCAAAGAATTCAGGCAATAGAATATCTGAAACTTGTTGTAAAAATGGCTTATCAGTTAACAAAGAAGATATAATCTTAATTTGAAATCCGTAACCGAAATTTGATAATTTATCTGACATACGTTAAATATATATTTTTCATTTGTAATTTAAAAATTATTTTTGACTAAATGCTGCAAGTGTGCTAAAACTATTTGCTAACCAAGTGTCTACATTTGGTATTGCTGTATAAGCTTTATCTGACATAAACATCTTTTTAAAAGTAAATGTGTCTAATTTTGGAATTGGTCTTGCTGCCATATCTGTAATCATTAATTTAAAATTACTGGCTATATCCAAATCTTCTAATGACATCAATTGCCAATTGAGTCGCATTGCAACTTCATTATCAACAACTGTTCTATATATTTTATGATCGTCTTGTTTAGCTTTACAAAAATCCAATAGCTCTTCTAGCGTAATAGTCTTTTCTTCTAATAGCATTGGAAATTTAGATTGAAGTGTTTTTATGCCTACTCCATTAATGCCTTTGATGTTATCAGAGCCATCTCCCATAAATACTTTATAATGAATAAAGTTATGAGAAGGTACTCCGAATCTATCATTAACTTCTTTAGGTGTATAATATTTCTTTTCTACTGGTCTCCATACTGAAGTCTTGCTATCTACTAACTGGATAAAATCTTTATCGTCGGACATTATAATGACTTCACTTCCTATAGGACGAAATACTTCTGTCGTTAAATATGCAATAGTATCATCAGCTTCGATATTATCAATTGATATAAGAGTAACTGGCAGACATTCTAAATATTCTGACAATTTACTCATTTGCAATCGCATTGATGCAATTTCTTCTTCTACAGATTGCTCACCTACATCTCCTCTACGATTAAATCTAGTAGACATTGATCTACCTTCTTTATATCCAGAGTGCATTTTCTTTCTTCGGGCTGAGCCTCCTTTACCGTCAAATACAATAATACATCTTGTAGGTTTGAACTGTCTAATAACAGCTGCGATTGATCGCATAAATCCTATATAACCTCCAATATGTTCGCCATCGTCATTAACGAGAGGGACTGCACTAAAAACCCGAATAAACGAATTCAGGCCGTCGATAATCAACACTTTACTGTCTTTCTCTAAACCTGAATTCTGTTTTTCGTGGTCTTCGCGAACTTGTCTTAATAATTCTGCGTAACCTTTCATATTTGTTTATGATTCTTCTCCGTCAAACTCTGTTTCGATTTCAATATCGTCGATACCAAAGTCATCACCGGCTCTATAATTAAGAATATATTTTTCGCAAATTGTTTTATAAACCTGCGCTTTCATTTCTGGATCGTCAATTAACTTAGATTTGAAATCTTTAGATTGGAATTTAACTACTTCACCTGTCTCAGTGTTAGTATAAGTATACCATGCACCTGCTTGAGTTACTAAATTATAATTCTTCATCATAGTTAACCAACTACCAAAGTCGTCAATACCTGAATCAAAGTAAATATCATAATCTACAGTACGTAAAGGCGGGCCCATACGATTTTTAACTACCTGAGCTCGAGTTGTAATTCCTACAACTGCCTCTGGTTTATCTGCAGACTTTGCTAATTTAATTTGTCCTACTGACTTTAACCTAAGACGAACTGACGAGTGGAATGCGATTGCTTTACCACCTGATGTTGTCCATTGGTCACCAAACGAAACTCCTAAACGAGTACGTAACTGATTAGTGAATATCAAACATATACGTTCTCTACCAATAAAATTAGTAATTTTACGCATTGCTTTTGATAAGATAATTGCCTTTGAAGTGGCCCAACCATCTTTATCATAATCAGCTGCCATCTCTTGTTTAGTTGATGCGCCGGCAACAGAATCTACTACTATAGTAACTATTCTTGATTTAGAGTTCTTTCTAACAGATTCTACAATGCTATCCATAGCATCAAAAATGTCTTCAATTGTCTCTAAAGGGACATATAACATGTCCTTAAGATTAACTCCTATAGCTTCTAGAAACTCTCTAGAGATTGCGTTTTCAGTGTCAATATACACTGCCAATCCTCCTTTTTTCTGAGTGTCAGCTAATGCGTGAGCCGCTAACAATGATTTACCTGAAGCTTCTAAACCGGTAATTTCAATAATACGGCCTACTGGAAGTCCTCCGTTAGGTCGATTTGAAATTGCTAAATCTAACATTGTAGATCCGGTTGATATCCATTCATTTACTTCAGACGGAGCATCTGTATCGCCTTCTAAGAAATAAGCTACTTTATAATTTGAGCTTTTAAATTTCTTATTGAGATTGTCTGCTAATACTGAAGCTAAATCATCTTGCACTTGCCCTTCATCAACTGTTGTTTTACTTTTTGCCATAGTTATCCTGTCGTAACCTTTCGGTTACTTGTTTTTAGTTATTAAACAGTGAGTCGAATGCTGATGCTACATCATCAACTTTTGCAACCGGAGCAGCTTCTTCCAATCCAGCTTTATTAGCATTAGTTGCTTTTGGAGCAGGAGTTTCAGCTTCTGGTGTAGGGTTGTTTTCAGGATCTAACCAGTTATGTAACATTTTAGTCATTTCTTCGTATGAAGACTCTTTAAAAATATCAGTTACTTTTGGTTGGTTACCTAACTTCTCTAAAATTGCTTTGTTATCAGTAACTGCAGTCTGATTAGGCTTAACACGAATTGTGGTCTCTGGATAAGACTTTCCTGTTTGATCAGCAGCTTTGAATTCTACTGCGATGTCACGTCCAGCAACTGGATCTGTAATATCACCATAATCAGGGTCAGCAATAAAGCCTAAAAGTTCTTGATACACTGATTTACCAAAGCCCCAGAATTTAACACCTTCAGATTCTTTACCGCGAACGATAATTGGAACATAACAACGCATTGTTGGTTCTAATTTCTTTCCAGCTTTCCAATCGTCAGAGTTACCTGTTGATTTCAATTTTTCAGCGAATTCAATAATAGGATCAGGACGACCAAATGATTGAGGAGATAAAATTGACTTACCACCAAAGTTATAGTGGAAATAAAGTTCAATAAATGGATTTTCTCTGTTATGTTGGTAAGGTACAATACGTACTACTTGAGTGCCAGGTTCTGGCTTCCAGAGATTGTTTGATTTGGTTGTTACGTTTTGTAACGAATTGAGTTTTTGCTTGATAGCATCTAAATTAATAGCCATTTTTCTTTTTTTTTAATTGTTAATTGATTAATTGATAATTAGTAATTGGTAATGTTTACTCGGGTGTCTAGAATACCGTGTCTACATATTCAACTCCTAACATAACTAAATATATGATAACCTTTTGTAGGTACCAAATATTTCTTTAAAAACTTTACAAATTAATAATCTGGTATACTTTCGTCTGAAGTACTTTCAAATCGTTATTTGAAGTTACTAAAAGACTATTTGCATACTTTGACCATTCAACTGCAAAGCTCGGATCTACTATTCCACCATTCTCTTTTTTAATTAAAGCATTCAGTGAGTTAATTGTATACAACGTATTGGTTTCCTTTTTACGATGCACTAACATTGCCCCTGGTAATTGTTTTCTTACATTACCTTTCTCAACATTGAAACTACAAATAAGCTCATCACTGCTATCAATTGATAAAATAAAAATTCTTTTATAAACAACTTCATACGTTTTTGATATCATACCTATTGTATGATCCAATTCCGGTTCTATCGTAAATAAACAAATTAATTGTACCAAAGCGAATAATATTATAACTGATCTTTTTCATATATAAATATATTAAACGTTCCTTTTTACTGTAATCATATTGTGATAGTCGGGACCTATCTCTAACTTAATTGGAAATTTGCCATTTTGTTCTAATTCTTCTTTGATTATTTTTATTAATTCAGCTCCGTCTTTTTTATTAAAATCGAATAAAAAACTGTCATAGGTATAAAGTATTAGCTTCGATGAGAAAGACTGTGTACGTAGAAGTATGTTATGAATAACGGCCATGTTTCGCTCGGTCTCGTAGGACTGCAATACATAATTTAAAAGCTTTGCTGCATTCATTTCAGAGAAGAAAGATTTAAATAATTTCCTTCCGAACATTGGAGTTTCTACATACCCATCTTGTCTATATCTAGCCCATAATAACTGAGTGTATTCATATATTTTTGCGAAGAATGGAATTTCCAAATACTCTTCTCCTATACCTCCATAAAGCTGTCTAAATGAAATAGACTTTGACTCTGAATATTCAGCTGCTGTCAGCTCTTCTTTCTGAAAATAAAATTTACCTAAATACTCATGCACTGAAACTTTATCTGGAAATTTATAATCTACTAACTCTGCTAGCAATCTTAAATGATAAGCGTCATAGTCAAAGGACATTATAAATCCATTTTCTCCAAATCTAGAAACAAATGCCGCTCGCTGACCATTGTCTTTATTTAAAGCAGCATAGTTAATACCACCAAACCTATTACTAGGTCTTCCGGTAGTAGTGTATATGTTATATTCTGAATAAGCGAAATGATCATATAATATAGCTTCGTTGAATTTTTTCTTAAATTGTTCATAATTGGTAAATAATCCATTTTGTTCTATTTGATAAAGAGAATCAATTATCAAATCATTATACTTGGTAAAAGCTGCATCCTCTTGAAAGAAATCATATACATCTAAAAATCTTTGACTAATTGCTTGACTCTTTTCAATGTGTTTAGTAATTGGAATGATTGTATTTAAATCAGTGAAGTTACCATAGGTTCTCGTAAAGAACTCGTGAGCTGAAGTTTCAAAATCATCTTCAATTGGCTGATTGTTATAAAAATACTCTACTAAATTGATGTCTATGATATTTGGTCGATCTAAAAATCTTTTAAATCGTTTTTTACCATATACAAATAATTTTTTATCTAATGGAAATTGATTTAGTAGTTCTTCTGAAAGCGAAAGACCTTCTGTATGGTTGAATACTATCATAACCTCTTCATCTAAATTGATGACATATACATATACAACAGAAACGTGATCTGTATATACAGGTCTTTCTCCGTTACAGTATGTAGGCACAACTATCCAATCGAATTCTTTACTTTGTTCTAGGAAAGAATTAAACTCCGATGTTGTTTCGATGATTTTCATTACCTAGTAAATATAAGTAAACTAATTCAAATATACAAATAATTTTTTAATTTCTTTATCTATGTAAGGAGAATAAATGGTATATTCAATATAATCAGTTAAAAAGTTCTTTAATCCAAGAAATTCTGAATCTTTTAACTCTACCATTCGTTTATTAGTGTCTGATACACCATATGTTACATTAAGGCCTTCTCGTATATCATTTAACGGGCCTGTTAACTTCCATTCAAGTGTAATAGCATTGTATAATGTTCTGTCAATACCACCTGACGATTGTTTCCAAAGTTTATATTGGTCTTTATCAATTTCTGTAATATCTTCATATGTAGAAGTATTTCTTCTACGTAAAAAATATCTAATTATTTTTCCAGCTTCAAAGTCTGACTCAGTTGGTATTGTGTATACTGTATAAGGAGCTTTAAAACTTGATTTGCTTTTAAGTGAATCGTATATTACATTTGTAGGATCTTTTACTGAATCAATATAAGGTATTAATTTTTTAGATTCTGTTCTGCTATATACAGCTCCACTTAATATAGTACCATCAACGTATTTATGATAATAACCAATAAATTCCGTAGAGTCCTCAAACATCCATTCTTTACCATCTGTATGAAGATTGGTAATTATATGTGATTTAGGATAATATAATTTATTTCTTATCATGGTCTAGGTATTAATCTACATATTGTTGATAAACTAGTCGTCCAATCATTATTAGCAATAGTATGTTCTACTTTAGTTATAGTAAATGCAACTTTTGTTCCGTTTTTATCGGCATATACTGAAGGTAAGTAATTTGTAGTGATTGCATTTCCAAATACAAATCCTTCTAATCCATCTATAGTGGCTGAAAAATCAATAGGATATGGAATTGCTTCTTTAGAAGGTTTTGATCCAGGATCATTTCCACCTATATACACTCGGTTTAAAGCAGCTTGCAATGAAGTAATATCTTTAGCAGTTACTTCTGCAGAGTCAAACTTTAAAAGACACTCTTGTAATGTTGGTTTAGCAGTTTCAGCACCTGCTTGTTTTTGTGTAGACCCTCCAGTTACTGCACCTATTCCTGATGTATCAGCTTTTGCTAATGTGCTTGTATTTTGTACATACGCCATTGTTACCATTTCTGAAGGAATTTTAGCTACTAATGAAATTGCTCTACAAACGCTTTGTTCAGTTACCGCAGTTAATTCTAAAATTTGATTTTTTAATGGAGCGGCTATATAATTGGTATCAACTACTAAAAATTCAGAATCATCTTGACCGTCAGCGCCTTTTGCGTTTGTTGCTAATGACAATTTAAATCTAGTGCCACTGCAATAATGAATTCTATCAAATAATATTTTAAAAAATTTAGCGATTGTACTGTCTGCAGATTTACTTTTATCTTGAGTTGATTCTCCTATTTTAGATAGCGTATCAATAAGATAATCAATATTAATCATTGTCTTGCTTAAATCGCCTCCGGGGTCAGATGCAGTAAATTTAGCATCATAATCTCCAAAAGTAAAAGTATGATTAGTACCGTATTTGCATAGTCCAGGAAATAAAATTTCTTTTGGATTTGCTGATACTAAATAATCTGGACCAGGAATATTACCTAAGGTAATAGCACCGTTACATTTGAATGTGATATTTTTCATTTTATCACCACCCGCGTCTTCTAATACTTTTACTTTAATTAATTGAACTATCTTTTCCAGCGAAATAAAATACATAGAAGCATCTTCAGCTTTTTGAGCTGCTTCTTTTGACTCAGTTGACTCGCTAGCGGTTCCCCATGATGAAGGCATTTTAACACATCCAACTGCATCTTCATTAACTACTCCAGGTTGTAATTGATCAGCTTTTGATTTTAATGTCGTTAATGCTTCTGATAAGCTATTATAACTAACTACATTTCCTAAAGGATCTGTTATCTTTTGACCTTTACTATCAGAAGCTGCATTGACATTACCTGCTAACGCTGCTATACCAGGCCCTATTCCATATGTAGTGCAATCAAATCCACCTGCGATATTAACTTGATATCCGAAATTATATACAACTCCTTTGAATGTGCCAGGCTTTCCACCTGCCGGTCCTGCATTATTCCATCCATATTGAACTACTAAATCAGCTCCTATATCAAAGAATGATTGCATTTTATCTAAATCCGCTCTACTATATACTGTAAATGTTACTTCGCATTTTTTAATAGATCCGAAATCTCCTTCATTAGATACTTTTACTGTATTAATATGAGGCTTAGGTAAAAACCTACCATCTTGAGTTGGCGTTTTACCTCTATATAATCCACCGCCACCTACACCAGCACCCGTAGGAGTTAATAATGAAGATGTTCTTTGATTTGTGCTATTACGAGCAGACGCTGTTGCATAAGCCATCTTTTTATATAACCATGCATGATCCGTACTGCTGCGATTTTCTGAACCGTAAATTGCTCTACGGGCCTTAATCGCATCAAATATTGATTTATCACAATCTGTAAAAAATATTGTTTGTTCTGCCATTATCTAAAACTATTTTGATCTATAAACAATTGTAATACTACTTGATAATCTCTAGGTACACGAACTTGAATACCAGGTTCTAAATATAAGGAATCCTTTCGTAATTCTGGGTTCGCTGCAGAAATAATCCACCATAATTCTGGATCTTGATAATATTTCCATGCTAATAAATCTAAACGTTCTCCGACACTCGTAACTACATAAATATCATCAACGCTTTTTTCGATTACAGGATCTATTAACGAATCGTAATATCTTCGTTTGTTCTCAACATCTAATTTAGGTGTTTGAGTAAATGTGTAATTATCGTATCTTGACATAATTTTTATTTTTTACCTTTAGATTTTGATCCTAATTTTGTAACTGAATCTTTTAACCAATCGCCTTCTCCTTGTAAACTATAAGCTCTTCCCATCATTTGTGGTCGGAAGTCACCTACTACAGTAAACGACATAGCTACATCAACTACCATTGGTAATTGTTTAGCATTTTTATTAGTTTTTGCATCTTCTGCTATATCCCAATTGGTGTCATCTGGTACTGTATATGTTAAAGAAGAAATAAATCCAGGAGTGTTTTTAAATAAACTTCCTATACTAATTCTCATAAATGGACCTGATGGTCTAGCCGAACCATTAAAGTCTGGCATTGTATATGTAGATAGATAATTTAACTTTCTCCACATAGGTATCATTTCTGAACGAGATAATGCGGCTACTGTAAAATTAAATGAAACTGAACGTTCAAATGTTGTATATAAATACGCGCCATCTGGACGTCCCATAATATCTATTCTATCCCATCCTGGAGTAAATGAATCTGAATATCCAGTCATTGTACATCTAAATGGCATTACATTTGTCCCTTCTTCGCCATCTTCAAAATAAAATGTAATTAAATCTTGACCGGTATCTGTATATACTTGATTGTTTTTTCCAGGAGATGCTATGTCAATAGCAGTTACTTTATCTCCACGAAATTTATCTCCTATACTAATTAAAACAAATCTATCCTTTTTCTTTTTAGTAAACTCTGTCGAATCTACTAAAAATTTATTAGGATCGCTTCTGTCTGCTCCAACTTTACCAACATTACCAAATCCGTATTTAGTTTCTAAATTATACTTTTCATATTGATTTTGATCAGCAGTTAATTTTTTACCGCTAAATGATTTAGCGCTATCATCTAATCCATTTCGAAAATCTCCTTTTCTTTCCGACCTAGCATTTTTATTAATTTTTGTATACGCTAATGTAGCATATGTATTAATTGGGTTATTTGGAGTGCTTGTATATGTATTTTTAAGTGTTGCTAAAGTTGATAAATCAGCTTTTTGATCATTACCAGGGGTTTTTTTATCATAATTACCAAATTGTCCATTTGGTAAAACTCCGCCAATTTCATTATCAATTCTACTGTTTCTAATTACATTTTCACCAGGTAGTTTAATTAACTCATCTGTTTTTGTTGAAGTTGATGCTTTACCAATTGCAGACGCGTATTGAGACTCAATACTATGTATTTGAGTAAATCCAAATCTTGCTGCTCGTTCAACTGCGTCTGATTTAGTGTCTGTAACTCTGCGAATTTGAGTAAATCCTATTCCATATACTGAACCTGGTCCGCCTAATCCTGATAATATGTTAGAGCCTAGCGACTTAGTTTTAAATATTTTAACTTTAGATAAGCCTTCTATTATTTTATTGCTATAAAATTTACCAGCATCAAATTCTTTTTGCAAATCAATTAATCTGCTATATACTTCCCCAGCGCTTGTACGTTGCTTCTCTTTAATTACATTTTCATAGCTAGCAGATTCATTTGCAAATGGAATGCCATGGCGAGTAAAATGCAATCCAAATGGAGTACCGGGTACTGAAAGTAATGAAGCGACTCCGGTATGTATTCTTGTTTGTCGACCAAAAGTTCCTCCAACAGCTTCTACTTTAGAATTGGTTAACCCTAATCCTACTTGTTTAACTATCCATAAAAGACCTTTAGGAGATGCCATGAATTTTGCAATACGAACGGTATCTGATACAACTCGGTCTGCAACTGTTACTACACCGCCTCTAATCAATCCATCATCAAATCCTGAACGAGATCCGAATCCCCAATATTGAG